TCAGGCATATTCTTCATCCGCATCCGTCTTCCGGCTCTTGGACCTGGTCGCCTTTTTCTTCTCTTCTGCCTGTTTCTGAACCTCTGCAATCTTGTCCAGAGCCGTCCGGATATTCGCGGACATTTCCGCTTCTTCCTTCTGTCTCTGTGCAATGGCTGCCTGCAGATCTTTCTTCACGATCGCTGCCACGGCCGGATCTTCCGCGCTGATAAACTTCTCGAAAGCGTCTGGATACTGAAACGTCTTCTCGACATGATCCTTGTCAAATGCGACTGTGACATATCGGTCTTCGACAGTTTCGATCGCCCCATGTCCGAACCTGGCATGTGAAACAGCTGCGCCAATCAGGTCTTCGCCCATAGATACCTCCCTCTTGCAAATATCAACTATTCCGTTCCCTTTAGACACAACTAATTATAGCAGAAAACCGAAACAAACGCACAGAAATGTGGGTTTTGTTAGATTTCTCATCCTGAAAAATGTTTGAAAACTGACGTGCAAGTTCTTGACGGATGGCATTGAATATTTCTTATTGGTCATCTGCCATAGTGTTTTCCTTTCTGCGCGGTCAAGTGAAAAATATTCGCGACTGGAAAAGTTAAACTTGTACTGCCGCACGCTGGACCCATCCAGATACGTCCGCAGTATCGGATTCCCTATTCCTGTTTCTATCGCGTATTCAATTGGCGTGTCTCCCAGGCTGTTAACCCGGAAAGCTCCATCCTTAAGCAGAGGGCAGGCCATGAAATAGTCTGTTACGCCTTGAATGATTGAATCTGTCACTTAAATACCACCCCCGCCGCACGAGCAATAGCGCTCTTGTAGGATGCCTTCATGGCCTCGAACCATAAGCTTTTAGCCTGCGGATGCCCCGGAGAACCGCCGAGATTGTTGTAGTACTGCCTTCGTGCATACGGTGCAGCATAGACAATTTTGCCTGTTCCGATGACTGTCCCCAGTGTGGCAGACTTAATCATCGCTCCGGTCCGCATTGGTGTCAGTGGGTTCATATATCGAAGGCATTCCGAATCAACAATGCACTGAGCTTTATCGAACCTGGTGCTTTCTTCCGCTCCGAATCCGTCATTCCATCTGAGTTCTGCTGTCACCGATCCGCTTCTGCTTCTCCTGGTCACAATCACGCCACGCGGCGTCTGGATGTTAAAGCTCATTCCTTTCCTCCAATCCGCCAATGCTTTACGGCATCACTGCCGCGGATGGTGTTATCCGCAAAGTCTGTCACAGCGATCAACTTCTTGCCAAGTGCTTTCAGATCAGCCATCGTCAGACTCGTCTTATCCCCTGCATATGCGCCCAGCATGACAATGTCACCTTTCCGGATTGTCCAGCCTTCCACATCTGAGCGATAAAAATCATCCGCTTTTCTATATGTCCGATCATTCTGTATCCCAGCGCCAACGAAGGGAATGCGGAATTTGTACGCCGAATCATCTGTCCATACACCATCTGTGGCGCTGGAAGCATGTGACTCATAAAACGAAACATTCTGAATCACTGTCGGGAGATACACCTCGGACCGGGTTTTTGCCAGGTATCTGGCATTAAAAATTGTGATCGTCTGATTGGTCGTCATTTCCAACTCCGTAATCCATCAGCCCGGTTTGTGAAAGGTACAGATATGCTGCCTTGTACAGACGGCGTTCGAGGAGCTGGTCACGTACTTCAGCGTTTCCGCTGTTCACGTAGCTTACCGAGTACCCGTCATTTGACTCGCTGGCAACTTCCCTTCCGTTAGAGGCTTTGGTCTGCTGATCGTCCGCGCCCAGGATCTCCGCCATCGCACAGCAGGCGTTCCTGACTGCATCCGTGGCCGTTTGTATCCGGCTAAAGGTAATGCAGTCAAGCCGCTCGCTGGCTCTGGCGAGAAGGCGGTCGATGTCTGCGTCAGATATATCTTTCCCTTTATAGGTGTTCCTGTAATACTCCCTGTCAGCGTACATCTTCCGCTACACCCCTCTTACTCTCAGGCAGAGGCTGCCGTATGGGCATAAATGCCTGCGACCTTATTATCCTGTACCTCTGCAATACCGGTGGTTCTGTACCCGAACTTCCAGGCATCTGCATCCTGGTTCTGATCCGGCGTGATGATCTTGTTCACAGTATGTTTCTGGAACTGAATGACCGCCTGCTTGTCAACCGCGAGGAAATTCAGCGCCGTGGTTCCCTTGAACGAGCCCGCCTGCAGCGCAATGGTTTTAAAGAATCTGGCAGACGGAACCTCAATCACGCCCGCCCAGCCGTTCAGCGCCGCTCTGGAAGCTGTGGTGTCGAGATTGTCGATCATGTCCTTAAGCGCCGGCGTGATAAAGAGATAGCAGGTGGCCAGATTTGCCTCTGCATCCTTGATCTTTGTCTTTGCCGTTGCCACGGCATCGATAGCTGCCTTACCGGTTGAAAGTGCAGCCGCTACGGTTGTGCCCGCCTTGGTTGCATATGCGCCGAGGCGGTATGCATCCAGCTCCGGAACTACCTTCGTGCGTACAAACTGCGCAGACAGGGCGGAAAATACTGGCGTAGCCTCCGCTTCATCCAGAGCATCTACCGAAAACATCCTGCCTCTGTCATAGCTGATCTTCTTGGTCTCGTAGTCGAATGTAACCGAACCATCCGTGAAGCCGGTATTGCGGTTATAATCGGCGAGGCCGTCCATGTCCATCTTCGGGATCAGGAGCTCATTGGCATTTGCTCCTTCCTTAACAAGGGCATTATTGCCGTCGAGTACAGACGTAAGGGAAACCAGCTTATAAACCTCATCCAGCGCATCCGAGTAAAACTTTCTAAGTGCAATTGTGTTTGCCATGTGTCATTTTCCTTTCTTTACTTTTTGTCAGCGGGCAGGCCCATCAGAGCACGCATTGCGGAAAACTCTGTGTTAGGCTTGTCATCTGTGCCTCCCGTCGGTCCAACGGGATTTTTATGGGGCTCTTCGGTTCCGAACATGTATGCATCGGATTTCTTCACAGCATCCAGCGCCGCTTTTATATCGGTTGACTGGTCTTTCGACTTCTTCAGGGCGTCGATGTCAAGCATCGCCATGATAGCCTTCGCATTCTTCCCGCCGGCGTCCTTAATAGCGCCAGCCAGTGTCTCATTGAAGGCCCTTTCCGCTTCCTTGGCCGCATATTCATCGTCTTTGGCCTTCAGCTCTCCCTGAAGCTTTGTAATCTGGTTCTTCATATCCTCGACATTGACACCGTCAAACCTGGACAGGCTTTCTTTTGCCGTGTCAAGCTGGCTCTTGTAATTGTCCCGTTCGCTCTCGGCTTTTGTGGTCCTGGCCTTTTCCGCCGCCACATCCTTGCCGTTCATTGCGAACACCTTGTCAATGGTCTCCTGATCAAGTCCCAGTGCTTTCAAATCCTCTGTTTTCATTGTTCTTCTCCCTTCAGAATGTAAGTAGTTTTAAGCCTGTTACTGTCGGCTCTCTGGTTGACTGTTTAAGGCCTGATCATCTGGCCAATAAAAAAGCACCGGAGGTTATCCGATGCTTTGATATATTAAAATGTCTGACTTCAAATCAGCTTTGATATTACCTGTTCAAGCACAAGAGCAAAGGCGTTTCCCAGAAACTCTCTGACTTTTGCCATTCCTGCGTTCTCACGTAAAAATTGTACTCCCTGAAGTGTGATTTTCGCATGTGAGGCATCCACAGACGGGCCATTGATATACTGGGCAATCTCAACGCCTTTGATATAGCCATTATCCAGAAGCTCTTGCAGGACATCAGTCCAATAACTTGTCGGAATGTGAAATAGTCTGGACTGCGCACAGAAATCTTCTTCTCGCGGGGCTTCTCCGGCCTTCTGCGCTGCATACAGATAGGACAGGATCTTGTACATGATCACTTCCATGTCATCATTCTGCATCATTGCCCTCCTGCAAAAAAAAAGCACCATCCTTAACCGATGCTTTCATACATAAATTTCAAGAGTGATTATTGCCTTGTTGGCAATACATTGTCCTCATAAATGCGATCCCGCACTCTCTGCATTGCACGGCCTTCATCATTGTAATCGTAATAATCAGGTGGAGCGAAGCCATATCTCGCAAGCCATCTGTCTATTTCAATAAGCAAACTTCTTGTGTTCATTGAATCTATTGCATTACTTAATTTTGGAATCTTCTCGATCAAATATCTCCGATCACTGCTGTTTAAAATCATACATCCACCTATATCGGATTTGCTTGTATCACCTTATTATCAGTAATACTAATCACAACAGAACATGTTTTCCCGAAATACTGCTGCCTCAAATCCCCCCGAATCTTAAATGCAGGATCAGCTTTTCCAGATTTAAGGGCTTCGTATGCTTCTTCGACAGGGACGCCCAATCGCATCCCCGGATGCGAAGAAGATGTCTGTCCAATCACCCGGTCAATGAAATGCGTCGCATATGATTTAATCTCTATGCCATCGCTTGTCTTCATACCGATGATTTTCTTTTCAACTTCAGCAGCTGTATCCCGATACACTTTAAAGCCGACCAGGACGCTGATATCGCCTTTACTGACTGCATGGGCATATCCTTTTAGCAGGATATATTCTCTGGATTTATTATACTTTGCCTCTTCATATTCAGCAACGGTTTTAAGCGTTGTATCCTCTGCGTCAATACTGTGAAGCCAGGCTTGATGCTTTTCTTCTTTACGCTGCAAGTATGCTGTGTATTGTTTCTTGCTCGGTGCAACTTTTCCTTTCAGATCTCCATAGACCCGCTCCATCTGGGTCTTAAGTCCCATCGTCCGGCTAAAGTCCCGGTACTCATCCATCTGAGCCTGATATTTGCACTTTTCGATGGTAATATCGTCCGAATCCGCTTCGGCGGCCTCCATGAGCTTCACGGTTTCCCGCTGTGCCCTCATTCGGGTTTCCAGCTGGCGCTGTTTCTGTGTGGCCTGATAGGTGTTATATTCCCGGCCGCGAAACGTTGTTGTTTCCGCTTCCTTCGCGTTTTGCTTTGCCAGCCACTCATCTGTATAAGTTCTCTGGCTTCCCGGAAAGAACAGGTAATACTCATGTCGGCAGTTCCATCCAAGCAGTCCGGGACCAGTTCCGAGACCGCAGATGTCAATAAGCTGCTGTTTTGTATATACCTTTCCCTGCCATGCGGCATGCTCCGGTCGGGCTCCCATATGCCAGGACACCTCGAAGCGGTCCACATGCAACGCTTCTGCATTCATGTCCATGATCTGCCCAGTAAGCTGGGAGAAGCCCGTCAGAAGCGCTCTCCTTGCCGCCACATCGATTCGATTGTGCCATCCGGAAGGATAGTCAATGCCGCTCTTATCCTCGGAATTTTCGGCAAATGGGCGCTCTGTGCGCAGACCACTGTTTGTCATCTGCTTCACCAGACGGCGGACAAGCGTGTTGTAATCATAGACTCCGGACGTCATGTCTGTAATGGCCTGATCGAGATACTCGTTGTACTTTTCGCCCAACGGTGTAAATTCAAGCTTTCCTGTGGCATTCCGCACCATGAATCCCATTGATTTAGTGATATTGTTCAAATCTTCATTTGACTGCTGCGTCAGCGCTTTTGTGATCTGCTGCAGTTCTTTATTTTCTTCATATGGCACGAATTTACGATTGATTTTCAGATACTGGTCTTTGTACACCGTATACTCGTTATCGACCACCTCCCGATACAGGCGCTCAACCTCATCGTCATCAAACTGGACCGCACTGGCGACAATCTTGCGAAGGTCCGCTGTGCTTTTGCCGAGAATCTGCATGCGCTGCAGTTCCCAGTCCGCTGTACTGGTTATTTTTCCGGCTTTCTGGATCCTCCGGACGATATCCGCCATCACTTCATATTCCAGATTTTGAAACCGTTTCTCAATGCCGGCCGCCAGCGCATTCTGATACGATTCTCTCATTCAAGTACCCCGGAAGACTGTTCTGGAAGATTGGCTTCTGCTGTCGCTTCGTCTTCCTGATACCACTTCATCCGGTACTCTTTGAGACTCATGGCACCCATGGCCACATCCTTGCGGTCCTGATCCCGCTCTGTCTCCTCATCCGTAAGGATAGAATCGTTAAACAGGCAGGAGAACTGATAGCCGGACGTGTACTGATCGTTATAGAAGGCCAGCGCATCCACAAAATCGGAAAGACAGTTCCGGAGATTTTCCTGAATCGCATTGACGCGGTTGTACTTCCGCTGCTTGGAAGCTTTGATTTCGGTCGCCGTCTTATCGACTTCAGAGGCGTCAGACAAGTCGCCATACGAAAGACCGACAACAAACTCAATCGAACGGTATGTCTTCTCAAGGCCACGGATAAACGCGTCGTCCCGCATGGCCGGGCTGTATTCCTTGTATAGTTCACCGCCATTACCGTTCTGATCCAGATTCAGTCCGCGATACAGTCTCTGCTTCCCGGACGGAATCGATACCTTTCCGCTCGCCGTATGGCGCAGAGCACGCTCATCCACATGGACCGCACGCTCTCCGGAACTGTATTCCCAGTCCAGACGTCCATACTGGATATCCGCCTGCCGGATCAGATCCTCTGCCTCTGCGAAAATAGAAACGCCGCACGGAGATCCGTCCACGCGGTTTCGAAGCGGTACCCGGAAGTACCCATAATCATTCTGCTGCATGCCCGGATATGTCACAGGCCCCGGATCGATGCCGGACCATTCCGGGACAGATGTCAGACTGCAAGGGAGGCCGATATCCGATTCATCAGAAGAGTGATAGCAGGATGTCTCGATAGTCAGAAAACCGTTCGCATCAAACCGGTGACGTTCCACGCGGGTATACCAGCTTGTTTCACCGGTGCGTTTTCTTGTCAGGAACAGGACGTCATTCGGCTTGCCGGTATCATCAAAGCTGACAGGTATGAACTTATCTGCTGTTACAAATTCGCTTCTCTGTCCGCCCAGTGGCTTCAGGATAAACGATCCAAGGGCAAGACCGTCCTGAAGCTGTTCATTCAGATTCCGGATACCGAACTGAAGTGCCGAATCAAGAACCGGTGAGCTCACCTTCGCGTCCATTTCGCCCAGTGCTATATCCGTAAATTCACGGCAAATGCCAATCTCTGTCCGAAGGGAAAGAACGCCACGTTTTTCATCTATCCAGTCTGCACGGCCATTGATCATGTCCTTCCAGCGATTGATTGCATCAATCATAGCCTGCGACATCATTACATCCTGCCCGGCTATCGCTTTTAACTGACTGTATCCAAACATCCGGCCTGTGACTCCTTTCCACCAGCTGATTAACCGTTCAAACATGCTTTCCTCACATAATCAGATACTTCATGTCCCGCTCAAATGTATATTCCATGGAATCAAGCGAGTCGATATCTGTGCTGCCATCGTCCAGCCGCTCATCATCGGCTTTCTCTTTATTCCACACAGCCTCTGTCAGCGCTGTTTTTACTGTTTCTGCATCCTTTGTAATCCAGAATCTTCCTGCACCCATCAAGCGCAGAAGGCAGTTGATCCGGTCGTTGATCGGACGCTTGAGTGCCGGTCTGACGCTGATAAATGGAAATTCCTTCTCGACCGCATTCCGGATCGAGTTCCCAAGCACGGTCTCTGCGTTATCCCAGTACACAGACTCAACGTTGCAGTATCCATCTCTGGTCTTTATGCCATACGCATCAATGACGCGGCGCACAAACAAACAAAAAAGCCGGTCCAGCCCGTTGCTGTCGATCGGCTCATCCATTTCTCCTGCTGTAATTCTCTGCGACATGAGGATGATCATGTCCTGGTAATTATCGGTATATCCTCTCGCGACAAATGCGTGACCAGAGCGATTCCCGCCAAAGTCAAGTCCTATCTCAATGGACACAATCTCGTCTTTTTCAAACTGCTTTCCGGGTTTCTCCGGATCTGCCTTATTCAGGACACTGCAGGCAAAGGCTTCCGGGTTATCCGCAAACCTCCGGTAAATTGCGCCCTCAGCGCGCTTCCAGAGCCCGAGAATCAGACGGTCATAATAGATCGTGCCCTCGTACTCCTTGCAGAGGTTCTGTACGAAAGCTGGATCCAGATGCGTATTGTCGAAGATCGTATAGTGCTGCAGATAGATATCACTGTCTGAATCAAGGAATTTCTTCAGCCAGTGCGTCGGATGCTCCGGGTTGCAAGATCCATCGAAACAGGAATACGGCTTATCAAGACGGGACTGCAGCATGTGAAATACGCCGGAGTTCCACTTTGCCACCTCATCGCCGTATGCGTACTTTATGGATGCGCCCTGAATTTTAGCGACCTGAGACACCTTTTCGGCTCCCAGACAGTAAACCGGTTCTCCAAACAGCATGACGACATTTCTGGAATTGATAATCCCGATGCGCGTGTCTGTATAGATCTCCCGCATCGGTTCCAG